TAGGATTGATGCTGGCTGAACTGTGTTTGTAATGTCGTTAAATGTGTTTGAGCCTGTAATGGTCAAATCACCAGCACCACCTTGGTTGAGTGTGCAGTTAAACGTAGACCCACCACCCACAAATGTCTTGGCAGTTGCACCAGTCATGGAGATCGTGCCTGTGCCAGTTCCTGCTGTGGTGGTAAAACCTGTGGGTGCGGAGTTGTTAAATGCAGTTGTTGTTGCGGCTGAACATACAATTGTGCCGCCATTAAACGTAAGATTCTTTGTTCCTGTGCTAGTTCTAAAACTTGTTACAGCAGTCAAAGTTTGACCATTTAAGTCTAATGTTCCGTTACTTAAGAATACGGCGTTTGCTAAAACAGTAAGCGCATCTTGTAATTGGAATGTTCCACCAACACCATTAAATTGAATATCATAAGGACTTGGAAAACTAATGCTATTAGACGTTATTGTTTTTGTCCCACTTGTTGCACCAAAAACTAGACCCGCCCCTGTTGTTGGGGTTAATGACATTCCAGATGCTAATGTTAAATTCCCATAAACAGTAGCTGAACCATTTTGCGCCCATGATCCTGCAAAACCAGTAAAATTTACATTTTTAACGCCAGCATTAGACGCTGGAAATTGCAAAGCATAAGTACCACCAGTAAAATTGAAACTAATAGAGTTTGCTTCTGACAAAGAGTCAACAGATACAGTAATACCAGTTGAGCCTGTACTTGTTACGTTAACTACTTGAGTCCCTGTTGTCGTTAAGTTTGTTCCATTTGACACAGTAAATGCAGTACCTGTACCCGTACAAGTTATATTACCTGTGCCAAATGCAATTGTTCTAGTGTTTGAGTTGCTTGAACTAAATGAACCTGTGCTTAATGTGTACGATTGAAGGTCTAATGTGCCATTAGTTAACGTAGCGGTTCTTGTAGAACCCATTGTCAACGCAGAGCCAAGTGTCCATGCACCACCTACACCGTTAAACGTAACAGCCCCACCAAAAGCAACGCCATTAGTAGTTACAGTTTTACCTGTTGTCGTAGCGTTAAATGTGGTTGTGCCTGAATATTGGCGGGTAAAGTTTGTGGCTTGAAACGTAAGACTGCCTGATACTGTTAATGCAATACCAGAACCAGCAAGGAACATCGATCCATCAAGCCCTGACGCTGTAAAGTCATTACACACCCTTGGCGAATTTGCCATAGTGACTGTAAATGCACCAGTTCCTACATTTGAGTTTGCATCAAAAAATACGTTATCTGACGCAGTTGGGACAGACGCACCACCAAGCCCACCTGATGTAGCAGACCAGTTAACTGTATTGGTGCTACTCCAAGAACCTGTGCCTAGAACCCAATAGCGATCAGCCATTAGACTTCCTCAGTGGGAGGCGCAGTAATTACAGCAATCCAGTTATCAAACCTTTGCTGTTTCATGGATTCAATCTCGGCATCTGTAAACGCATGATCGTCAGGTAAGTGAAGAGCATCTGAAAATGTGCCGTATTGAGATGAAAAGGAAAAGTCAATTTTCATGGTTATGCCTGTGTGGTTACTGCTATCACATCCCAACGTGTATTGTTAGCGTTGTAAATACAACCTACATACGTTGTTTTGCTGATTGTTGTTGCTGTTGGTAAGGTAACGCCAATGACTGTGTAAGTTGCATCCCAAGTCAATGCTCTGCTTGTGCCGTTATCCAAAAGCCTAAATATTAATTTGTCTCCATCAAGAGGTGTTCCAGTTGGAGCATTAATAGTGAGTCCTGCCGCCAACGCTGTGTATGCATATACATCACTAGCCGATATATCAGGTGTTAAAGACGATGCTGATGCGGCTGAAGTAACTCTTGGGTCAATACGCTTGTTTGTTAATGTCTCAGTACCTGTGTAGGTAGCAATAGATGCACCTGCCAATGTAGTTGCACCAGTACCACCATTAGCTATTGGTAAAGCAGTACCTGACAAAGTAATTGCCAATGTGCCACTTGTTGTAATTGGAGAACCAGCAACAGACAAGAACGATGGAACAGTTGCTGAAACACTAGTTACTGTTCCAGAACCCTTGTTGTTAAAGGTAGTCCAATCAGTAGAAGTTAAATAACCGCTTACTGAGGTAGTAGCGGCTGGCATTGATATATCAGGTGTTGCTCCACCAGTTGATGCAACAGGACTTGTCGCAGTTACCGATGTAACTGTTCCTTGAAACTGGTCAGCAGAAGAAATATTAAAGTTAGGGTAAGTACCAGTAATTGTCGTTGTACCGCCTTGGGTCAAAGCAACAATCTGATCTGGTGCAGAGTTAGTTATAGTAAAGTTAGGATACGTTCCACTTGTGCTTATTCCCGTTCCCGCAGTTAAAACAACTGTTTGGTCAGGAGCAGAGTTTGTGATGGTGAAATTAGGATAAGTCCCACTTGTCGATATACCAGTACTAGCAGTCAAACTTACTGTCTGATCTGGTGCAGTATTTGTAATTGTCAGAGTGCCAGAGGTTGTAATTGGGCTACCCGAAACGCTAATGCCAGTACCAGCCGTAGCCGCAACGCTTGTTACTGTGCCAGTTCCTGCGCTTACGTTGACGGTAACATCATCCCCTGAGTTTGTGGCAGTAACTGTTGCCCCAACAAAATTGATGTTCTTAACACCTGTGGAGATTGAAGTTCCCTCATCCTTGATGCCTACCGCCCCATTGGTAGACATGGTGCTAATAACTTTGATCTTCTCTGCTAAGTCAGGAGCAACCACTTCACCAACATTAATCTCTTGCCCTGTTGACAAGCTGATAATTAAAGATCCATCAAAGTCAATCTTGGCATCAGTAACAGATACACCATCCTTGCCATCTATACCGTCTTTACCATCCCGACCATCTAATCCATTCTTGCCATCTACGCCTTGGCGACCATCTAAACCACGATCACCCTTGTCACCCTTATCACCCTTTTCAGGAACTATGGATTTGGCAACTTCTAGTTGTGCAGTGACTTTGTTTTCCATCACTTTGATGGCTTCAACAATCAAGTCCACATTATCTTGAACGGCTTGTTCTTCTTGCTGGCGCATAGCCACCAAGGTTTCTTCCATCTTATTAATAGCGTTTAACTTCTCATCAAAAGATGAGTCTGCCGCCTCAATGCTTTTGATTAGTTCCCTGATGTTAGACATTATTCAATCCGTTGGTCAGTTTTTCAAGAAAGTCTTGTTTTACCTGTGACTGAGCATTTAATTTATCAGCCATCTGCAACTCAACAATCTTTGACTTGTTCTTAATGTCAGCTTCCTTCAACATCAGATCAGCAATCTTGACCCTCTTGTCAAATTCCCTTTGATTGGCTTCATCTTCATTAGGAAGATTCTTGGTCAAAGATGCACTCATCTTTGCTTGCACTTCTTGCGGCATTAACTGCGCCTCAACAGACAATTTAGTAGCTTCAGCACGATTTTGTTCTGCTTGAGTGGTGTTAACAGCAATCTGAGCCTGTGCCGCTTGCATTGCTAACTCTTGTTGCATCTGCTCCATCTGTTGCTGTTGAGGATTGGGTTGCATCATCTCATCCAACTTGGCAATCAACTCCATTCTGTTGGACAAACTGCTGTTTCCTATGATGCCTTTAAGCAAAATAGGCAAAACAGGTGTGTTTGCACCCAAAGTCTGCAACAAACCAATGAACTGTTGCTGTTCATACTCCCTAGCAATAATGCCCAACGTAGCTGTAGGTATGAAATTCATGTCCACAGAGGGATAACGCTCTGGGTCAAACTGCATGAACCTAAAAGCCGCCTTTTTGATGAATGGAACAAGGAAATCTTCTTGGAAATTCACCAAAGTACGCTTGTATTTCTTAATGATCGAGGCAACAGCCATCGACATACCACCACCATCACGGCTTGCCTGTGAAACCATGCCGTTAGAGTCCAGCGTACCAGTAGCCTGAAGCAACATACGTTCAAATTCTTTAGCAGTTGCTAAGTTGTTGGGGTCATTCTGACCAAACTTGAATGGGTAAATAATCTCACTTGGGTTGCCATTGGTAAGAATAGCCTTACCAGCCTTAACTTCAAACTTCATACCTCTTGGAAGTCTTGTTGCGTCCATAGCAACCATAGGGGCAGTGGTCAAAGCGAGTGAATCCAAGTGAGCGCGAGTCTGAGCATCAATAGCTTTCTGCATATTGAAGGCTTTTTCCACTGTACCTCGCCCCAACAGGCGGTTTGGAACTGTATCGTCTTGGTACGACAACACAGGTCTGTCTTTCATCATGTAAGGATTTTCTTCAGCCTTGAGCAACATACCATCATTGGCAATCACCACAATGGCTTCAACCATATCGGTATAGTCTTCTGCCGCTGAATTCTCAGGAAACAACTCAACTATGTTCTTGTTTTCCTTCATGTTGTTTAAATACTCACGGGGAACTAACCCGTAGTACGTCAACAACAGTACCTTCTCATCTTGGTACTGGCTAACCTCTTGGGTAGGCTCTAGGTCAGTATCTTCATAGGTAGGGGTAATGTCCACCTTGCGGTAGATTCCACGTTCAATACCCTCTACAATCTTATGAATACTCACGTATTTCTCTATCGCCACCCCCATGCAGTCATCGACCGAAGTACCATTCGGGTCGAATAGAAAGTTCTTGGGATTGATAGGCATTATCTTGACAGATATGCGCTCACGCTCCATCACGCCAATAGCCGCTTGCCCTTGTTGATTAGGGATAGCTTGAGTCGATGGGATGTACTCTTTTTCGGTTTTGACAATGATCTCGCCAATGCCTGTACCATAGATTTCAGCCATCAATTCGATCTGGTCGATAGCTTTTCTGATTTTGTCCTTCTTGAAGTCTTCCATCAGTTGAGCCTTAATTAACTCAACATCTATAGGGTTTCCACCTATGTCTTGAATATTGTCTTCAATGTCAAAGAAATCGCCTTGCCCAAAGATAGCTTCCATGATCTCAGCATGGCGAGTCTCTACAGCTTGTTGTGTGGCAGGGGTAACAATACGGCTACGCTCAGACTCACGGGTCTTATCTTCAGAAGCCCATTGACCACGGAAGATGCGCTCGTACTCTAAATAGTCAGGGAGAAAGTTTGTATCTCGCCAATCTCTCCACTTGTCGCAGTGGCTAGTGATGAAATCGGTTAACTCTTTATCAGCCTCAGTAGGCTCATAAAATTCGCCTTGTTCTAGCTTGACTTCTTTGTCTGTTGCCATTTATATCCCCGAAATAATATCTAGAGGCTCCCACTCATCTTCTTGGTCATCTTGGAAGTATGAGGTTATCGCCAGTTGGTCAATGTAGGAAAGAGCATCAGGCAAGTCATCGTGAACACCTTGGGCGGGGAACATCAAGAGTTGATCTTTGAATTCATCCCAATCTTCCTCAGAGTTCAGCACAATACGCCCATGCTCAAACCTTCCTTGGAGACTCCAGATAATTCTGTCAGTCTTTTTCCTGTTGCCATGCGTCAAGTCAACTATGTGCGAATATACATTATTTTTCCTCATTAGGTCACTCAAATAAGGCAAAACAGCGTTTTTTAACGCACCTCGCTCAATTCCAACACTCAAAGGGCGGTATTCCCGCATCTTCAGCAGAATCGTAGCGGCAGTCTCCCGAATGTCCCAACGCCCATAAGCAATCTCTTTGACAAACCATTTGCCCTCATCAGTCACCTTAACCACAGCAATGGCAGTCTGGTCTAGCCTTTTCTTAGAGTTAGCCGCCTGTCTAGCCACTTCCTCAAATCCAGCCAAATCAACAGCCACAAAGTAAGAACCATAGTCAGGTTCTTCCCCGTACTTAATCCATTCTTCTTTGAATACATCGCTTCCCGCATTGTCGAAAGAAGCCATATACTCTTGCTTGAAGGCGAATGAACTTAGGGTCTTCTTCGCACTTTCGATTTCACTAGGGTCGATCAAAGGGTTGTCTTTGGTGGTGAAATGCCATGCTTTCCAATCTTCGTCTTCTTCTGACATTCCAAGTTTAAAGATGTCATAGAAGAAATTGCGACCCTTGGGAGTACCGATAAACATTGCTCTGCCCTTTTTGTCTGACAGAGAAGCACGAATAACCTGTTCCCATGCTTCGGGTTTGATGTCTGCAACCTCGTCAAGCACAGCGTAGGTGAGCGACACTCCTCGCAAAGTATCTGGTCTATCAGCACCTCGGACATAAATCTTTGCTCCGTTTATCAAGGTAATGTCCATGTTATTGATGTGGCTGGCTTGGATAACCTCTCGCCCCAACTCCATCAATACATCCCAAATAATCTGACGAGCCTGACCATTGGTAGGCGCAACATAAAGCACAGCAGACCCTGCACTACATTGCAGTCCTTCAATCAATAGGGTGATGGCTGAGAGCCTTGACTTACCGCAACGCCGCCCTGCCGCAATGACTTTGAACCTTGTTTTATCACTAAAGACAACTTGTTGCCAAGGTAGGAGACTGAAGTTCAGGTCAGACATCTTTGCTTTCTATATCTTCAGCTTCTACTGTGTTGTCACCAATGGTTACACCACCAATGCCTGAGATCGTAATGTTTACAGCACTTCTCTGATTCTTCTCTTTTTCAAACAGAGTAACGGGAAGCATCCTATCCATACATAGCTTCAGCGCCGCCATCTGTGCAGGGTGTTCGTCATCAAGGGCAATCTGAACAGTCTTCTGTACAACATTGACTCCAGCGCTGTTTATCAGGAGTTCTTTGAGTTCCTTGACCCTTTGGTTCTCAGTCTTAGGCAACAAAGCTAATGGCTTGGCATCAGCGTATTTAGCCATAGTCAATTTACCTGAACCCTTTGGGCGACCCTTTTTCTTCAGGTTATCAGGGAGTGCATCTACTACGTTCATCTTTTATCCAATCAGGAAGATTACCAACACGGCTGGAGACTGTTCACATAAAGCAGTGTACAAATCCATTTATCAACAACTGTCAACGGCGCTAACCCATTGTCAGTCTCCATGCGTCTTGGTAGTTAGTGGTTACTTTACACGAGAACAGGAATCTTGTATAGTGACATCAAACGGGGGCATCACCCACCCCTCTATGCGGTTGAGCCGACCAAGTAGGATAAACGTAGTGAACCATGTAGTTCTCAAGTAAAGACTTACATCTTGAACGGGGCTGGTAGCGTGGAGTGAATGATCTGACAGTCATCACTAACTTAGATAAACGAGAGGCTCTCCTTTAAAAGGACATACCCACTCACGGGTGTCTATCCTATTTGTCAACCACCTTCTTCCCTAATCCAAGCAAGCCTTTGTTCGTGTTAAACACTACATTTGGCTTTTCCAGTGGAGAGGAGGGTACACAAATATTTACTCACCACACATTACCCCTCCCCCCCATCAAAGTAAGCGCTAACTAACATAAGCGGAGTAAGCACTAACTAACATAAGCGAAGTGAACGCTAACTAACTTAAGTCAAACGATAATTGATTATCAATAGCTTAATGATAACGATAACGCATTAGCATATGGGGTTTATGCACCATTTTCCCCACACCTAATAACCAAAAGTAATCTGCACTCTGAATACAGAATTCAATACATTAGGTTTCACATTGTGGGATTGCACCATTGTGGTGAATAGTGCTTACTAACATCCCTAAATTAGTGCAGAGTGCTTACTAACTTCACCATTTTAGTGCGCTTGGTTAGTAGATACTATCATTGCATGGCTTGATTTTGTTGATAGTGCAAAACTGGCATGGTATGTGCATAGTAAATAGAGTCCGATATTGGACTGCTGATTAAAAGGTTTCAAGATGAAAGCATATAAACACTTAGTTAAATTCGCATTAAAGCATGGTCATACTGTCTCTGTTTATGATGGTGAAATATGGGAAGTTAAGCGTTCTACTGCTTACCAGGCAATCATAGAATGCATTGAATCAGTCGAAATAGCATCCCTAAGAATCCGAAATACTGCTGGGGATGTGATCGGTTGGGCATCGGTTATTCCCTTTGGATTAGAAGATGATGAAACAGTATCCGATCACACAATTACCGCTTTTATGGAAGAATGGGACAATGCATACAGATTAACAACCTAAGTAAATTCTAGGGTCTAGGGCATTCTTTAGAGTGTCCTAGCACCTAGGTTTTTCCTAGGGATTCATTAACATTTTTTGATAGGCTCACAATGCAAAATCCATATAAATCGATCTTACGGGGTCTAGGCTTACCCTACAAAACAATCCTAGGGGAATCATCATCTAAGACAATCAAAGGCCAGTCAATCGGTTATTTGACGGGTATTGTCTACTTAGTACCCGATGAAGTAATTTGTCCCTTAGCTAAGCTTGCTGGGTGTTTTGAAGGATGTCTTAAGAGTGCTGGGCGTGGAGCTTTTAATAGTGTCCAATTAGCCCGACAATCAAAAACTGATTTTTACTATAACAATCAATTGGCTTTTCTATTGTCACTATGCGCCGATACTTGGACCCTACAAAATAGGGCTAAAAACCTAGGTTTAACCCCTTTGATACGTCCCAATGGAACATCGGATATCCCATACGAAAATTTACCCGTTATCGATGGGAAAACGATATTTCAATTATTCCCCGATGTTCAATTTTATGACTACACCAAGCAT